ATTATAAATAGTATAAAAAAGATGACAAAAAAGAAAATTAAAGAAATACTACAAATAATTTTAGGCATGAGCATGATTGCAATCTTTATGGCTGCAGTTGCTTATGGTCTAAACTATATGAATCCTAAACAAAATCCATTAGAAAAAATAGAAGAAAAGATTAAAGAAGTAAAAGAAAAAGAGATCGTTCTTACACCTACTGAAAAAGAGTTAGAAAAGAAAGCTACTGAAAAAGAGTGGCAAGAAGTAGATAAACAAACAGATAAATAGTATTATGACAGATACAAATATAATTGATAGAACACCTACTAAATTTGACTATGCAAGTCCAATTCAGTTTAGATTTAAAATGACTAAACTGCCACAAGTAGAATTTTTTGTACAAACAGCAAACATACCTGGTATTACTTTAGGGTCTACAAGTTTTGAAACTCCTTTAAAAGACATTGCAGGAGTGGGTGATAAGGTTACATATCAGACTTTAGATGTATCGTTTTTAGTTGATGAAAATCTAAACAACTATAAAGAAATACATGATTGGATTACAAGTTTAGGATTTGCACAAAGTCACGATCAATTTAAAAATTTACAAACAACTGGTGCTGATAGATTTCCTGGCACAACATCAAGTACGGCTGCAACAGGAACATCTATAAAACAACCACTTGCTGAAGGTGGTATATATTCAGACGCAACACTCACAGTTTTAAATAATAAAAATGTTGCTAAAACGGAAATAAGATTTCAAAATGTTTTTCCTATATCATTAGGTTCATTATCTTATGATATCAAGGCAAATGATGTTGATTACTTGCAAGTACAAGCAAGTTTTAATTATATGTATTATGATATTGTACAAATATCTTCTTCATAGTACAATACAATATAGGATGATTTTTGATGAAAACTTTAACATGGATCGACACGGCCGTCTGCCTGGGTAATGGACAATCAAGACAAGGCCTAGACCTCACAAAAATGAAAGACTATGCAACTGTAATAGGTTGTAATGCAATCTATCGAGATTTTACACCTGATATATTAGTAGCATTAGATTCAAGAATGGCACACGAAATATATCGTAAGGCATATCTTAAAAATATGAAAGTATATTTGGGATACTGGACACCTGTGCCAGTATTTGTAGCAAAAGAAATGATGAAAACAATGGCAGATAAAACTGATATTGTTTGGAATGATAGTGATGAAGTTGTTTATCATGGTGCTGATGGTGTATTTACACTTACAAAAGGACACAATCTAGGTATAACTTATATCACAGGTGTTTCTAAAGAAGATAATATAATAAACATTGAACCAGATGTAGATGGTTTTGCATATGCAACAGGTAGTCGATCAGTACATTTGGCTTGTGAATTAAATGCCAAAGAAGTTTACATAGTCGGACACGATCTATATTCTGATACAGATAAAGTCAATAACATATATGCTGGTACAGATAGTTATGCCGATAAAGACGCATTGGCAGCCAGACCTGACAATCCAGATGAAACATTTAATTGGATACTACAACATAAAAATACATTTGATAAGTTTAGCAATGTACAATTCTATAAAGTAAATAAGGCCGAAGATGGGGAGGAAGCAAAAACCGCTTCCACTATAAACGAATGGAATTCATGTGCTAATCTTAAATATATAACACAAGAAAAAATGCTACAACAGCTTTACAATTAACCGAAAAGGTGATATAATATCCATATGACATTAGAAGAATTACAACAATCAGTCAACAAAGACTTTAAATTAGATGATACGGAACTAGACGCCGAATCAATTAAAATACCTTTATTACATAACAAATATCTACAACACTTTAATAAGTTTTCTTTACTACTAAAAAAATCTGAATATGATCACAAAACTATGATAAGAGATAAGTGGGAATACTATACAGGTAAGGCAGACCCTAGTGTATATCAAGAGAAACCTTTTGATATAAAAGTATTAAAGGCAGATGTACATATCTATATGGATTCTGATCCTGACTTACAAAAGGCAGATCAAAAAGTTGCATATCTAAATCAAATAGTTAAGTATCTTGAACAAGTATTAAGAAGTGTAAACAATAGAACATTTTTAATTAAGAACGCTATTGAATGGAAGAAATTCACTAGTGGTGCAATATAATGGAACATCAAAAAATATTTCCTACAAATCTTTTTATACAAGATGACTTTCTAGCAAAACAAAGAATACCTGCTATGAAAGATAAAATACTATCTATGTATGAAAGAAAAAAATCTAATTGGCAAACAGGTCCTGATTTAGATAAAACAGAACCATTTGATTGGTTTGCTAAAGATGTTAGTAAAGAAGTTTTTAAATTAATTGACGCTATGGATTATAGAGCGGACACAATAGAAATAACTAGTATGTGGGGTAATGTATTAAAACCTGGTGAAACACATCAACCACATACACATTCAAATAATTTTTTAAGTGGTGTTTTTTATATAGACGCCGATAATACATCTGGTATTACTTTTCAGGATCCAAGACCAGGTGCAAATGTTATACTGCCAAGAAAAAAAAATGACCATATTGACAACGCAAATTTACTACATTATAAATCAAAAACAAATCGAATAATAATATTTCCTTCATGGTTAGTACATTGGGTTCCTATAAATCAGTCAACAAAAGATCGTATAAGTATATCATGGAATATACAGATCAAAGGACAATTAGGTGAACGCCATGAATATCAATCGGGACAATTCTAATCTCATTATCATAGAAAAGAAAAACGAAGTTTACATTACGGTAGATTGCGAGTCAGATATACAAAGAGAAATATCTGAATTTTTTACTTTCTACGTACCAGGATATAAGTTTATGCCAGCGTTTCGTACTCGTATATGGGATGGTAAGATTAGACTATTTTCACAAAAAACAAAAGAGATTTATTTTGGCCTATATCCTTATATAAAAGCATTTGCTGAAGAACGAGGTTACAATATAGTGGCTGCCAAGGATGTAGAGATAGATAACAAAGTTGATAAAGATGTTGTCACTAAATTTTCTAATAGTTTAGGTCAGAAGTTTGAGGCAAGAGATTATCAGATAGACGCAATATTTCATAGTTTAAAACGCAATAGAGCGTTGCTAGTGAGTCCTACGGCTTCAGGTAAGTCATTCATCATATATTCTTTAATTCGTTATTATTCACACTTAATCAAAGAAGATGTTAATAATAGAATATTATTAATTGTACCTACAACATCATTAGTAGAACAAATGTATACCGATTTTCAATCATATGGTTGGAATGTAAAGAAGTATTGTCACAGATTATATAGTGGATACTCTAATCAAACGGATAAGAAAGTTTTAATATCTACATGGCAAAGTTTATATAAGTTGCCAAAAGAATACTTTAAACAATTTGGTTGTGTGTTTGGCGATGAGGCACATCTATTTAAATCTAAATCACTTACAGAAATTATGACTAAACTTGTTGATTGCAAATATCGTATAGGTCTTACAGGAACATTAGATGGTGCCCATACACATAAGCTAGTATTGGAAGGGTTATTCGGTGCCGTAAATAAAGTCACTACAACTAAAAAGCTAATGGATAAAAAACAGTTAAGTAATCTGGCTGTGAGATGCTTGATCCTCAAACATAGTGAAGTCAATGCTAAAATGGTGAGCAAAGGTAAATATCAAGATGAGATAGACTATCTGGTTTCAAGTAATGCAAGAAATAATTTTATTCGTAATCTAGCACTTAAAATAAAAGGCAATACATTAGTTTTATTTCAGTTAGTAGAAAAACATGGTAAAGATTTATTTAAAAATATTCAAGACAAAGCGGAAAAAAACCGAAAGGTTTTTTACATATATGGTGGTGTAGAAACAGAAGAAAGAGAAAAAGCTAGAGCAATTGTAGAGAATGAAAGTGACGCCATTATCGTTGCAAGTTATGGTACTTTTTCAACAGGTATTAACATTAAGAATTTACACAATATAATATTTGCCAGTCCTTCTAAAAGTAGAATAAGAAATTTACAATCTATTGGTAGAGGTTTGAGGTTGGGTGATAATAAAGTTAATGCCACTTTATATGATATAGCAGATGATTTAAATTATAAGTCTAAAGAAAATTATACACTTAAGCACTTTCAGGAAAGAATAAATATATACAATGAGGAAGAGTTCGATTACGAGATACATAATATTAACTTAAAGGATTAAAATGAATACTATTAAGGAAAAAGATTATCGTATGGTAAGACTAACAGACGGAACTACCATTATGGGTAGTATCGTTGTTGATAAAGACTTCTTACGAATCACAAACGCATTAGAATTAAATACTGTAAAAAGATCAACTGAAATGGGTATGAAAGATGACTCTACTTTAGCACCTTGGTTGCCATTTACAGATGATAAAACTTTTGTAATCCCTAGAGATAAAATATTAGTAATTACTCAAGCTGATCAACACATATCTCATTACTATGAAGTGATATTAAATAAAGTTGAAAAAGAAAAGGCAAATGCAAAACCTACTTTATCAGCTGAAGAAATGGAAAAGATATATTCATTGGCAGATCAAATGGATAGATTAAGGGAGACCGAACCTAAAGAAAATATACAATGGTCAGAGGAAGATTTAATTGAATTATTCGGTAAGAAAACTATACACTAGAGATAGTAGCTAAGCTTCTCCCCAGCGACCTACATAGTCGATTATAACATAGTTCCTAGGACTGTCAAGCAATAGCAAAAAATAGTTCAAAGGCTTTACATTTAGCAATAAAAATGATATAATGATTTTATAATAAAGAAAGAGAATTATGGAAAAAACAAAAGCAAAGTTGAAACCACATTATGTTGATAATAAGAAGTTTCTTTCAGCAATGGTTGAACACCGTCTTAAATGCCAAAAGGCAGAAGAAAAGAAACGAAAACCACCTGAAGTAACTAACTATATTGGCGAGTGTTTTTTAAAGATCGCTAATCACTTATCTTACAGACCGAATTTTATAAACTATACTTATCGTGATGATATGATATCAGATGGTATAGAAAACTGCTTACAATATATGAGCAACTTTAATCCAGAGAAATCTAATAATCCATTTGCATATTTTACACAAATTATATATTATGCATTTATCAGAAGAATACAAAAAGAAAAGAAACAGCAAGATGTTAAGGCCAAACTAATTGCTAATTCTGGTAGTGAAATGATGTTAGATACTTTAGTTGGTGATGATGCTCAATATAGAAGTCAGATGTTAGAGTTCTTACAAAAAAATGTAAAAGAAAGTGATCCAGCAGAACCTAAAAAAGTAAAGAAGAAAAAGAAAAAATAGATAATGAAAATAGCGTTGTTAAATGATACTCACTTTGGTGTGAGAAACGATAGTATGATCTTTGATGACTTCTTACATAAGTTCTATGAGGAAGTATTCTTTCCTTACCTAGAAAAACATAACATTAAAACACTTATTCATTTAGGTGATGTTGTTGATAGAAGAAAGTTTATTAATTTTAGAGTTGCAGATAACTTTAGAAAAGGCTTTCTAAACAAACTATGGGAAATGAAGATAGATACTCATATGTTAATTGGTAATCACGATATCTATTTTAAAAATACAAACAAAGTAAATTCATTACAACAGTTGTGTACAGCACCTGATGGTATCAATGAACCTTGGATATATGTAGAACCTAAAGTTGTAAACTTTGATGGTCTTGATATATTAATGTTACCTTGGATAAATCCTGAAAATCAAGAACAATCTTTTAATATGTTAAACACAGCAAAGGCTGATGTGTGTATGGCTCATTTAGATTTAAATGGTTTCTATATGCACGAGAACATAACACAAACTCATGGTTATGATAAAAGTATTGTAAAAAGATTTGAAAAAACATTTAGTGGTCACTTTCATACAAAGAATGATGATGGACAAATATTCTATCTAGGTGCTCAATATGAAATGACATGGTCAGATTATGGTCAACAAAAATACTTTCATATATTTGATACTGAAACAAGAGAGATAGAAGCAATACCTAATCCAAATACTATATTTGAGAAGTTATTGTATGATGACACTAAAACTAATTATGATGATTTTGATATAAGTTTTTTACATAATAAATTTGTAAAACTTATTGTAGTGAGTAAAAAAAATAATGAAATGTTTGATAGATTGCTTGATAAACTATATAACAAAATTACAGTACATGAGTTAAAAATATTAGAAGATTATTCAGACCTTAATGCCAATCTTGTAAGTGATGATGTTGTTGAAGGCACGGAAGATACAATGACACTTGTTAATAATTATGTAGATCAGCTGCCTGTTGATTTAGATAAAGATAAGTTAAAAAATATGATTAAAGAAACATTTGTGGAAGCACAAGATACGGATATGACAATAGAATGATAGTATTTAAAAAAGTAAGATATAAAAACTTTCTATCAACAGGTCAACAGTTTATAGAAATACAATTAGATAGATCATCAAAGACATTAGTTGTAGGTGAGAACGGTGCTGGTAAGTCAACTATGCTAGACGCATTATGTTTTGGTTTATTTCAAAGAGCATTTAGAAACATTAAAAAAGATCAGATGGTCAATAGTATTAACGAGAAAGATTGTGTTGTAGAAGTAGAGTTTGTTATAGGTCAAAATCAATATAAGATTGTAAGAGGTATCAAACCTAATATATTTGAGATATGGTGTAATGATGTGATGTTAAATCAAGACGCAGCCGTAAGAGATTATCAAAAACATTTAGAACAAACCATATTAAAATTAAACTTTAGATCATTTACACAAGTTGTTATATTAGGTAATGCTTCGTTTGTACCTTTTATGCAATTGAGAGCTAGACATAGACGAGAGGTTGTAGAAGAAATACTTGATATCGAAATCTTTTCTAAAATGAATTTAATGTTTAGAGAAAAACAAAAACTACAAGATGAAGTAATTAAACAATCAGATTTTAATTGTCAACTAATTAATGGTAAAATAGAATCACAAAAGAAACATATAGAAGACATGAGTGGTAACAATCAACAACTGATTGATAAAAAAC